CTGACTTATGAGCAAGAGATAGCAAGGGTTAAAGAGGTAAGACAATCATCAATTCAGGATATATTTGATGAGCGAGAAGCAATTATTTCAACGGCTGCTGCTGCTGCTGAGGTGGAAACTGTTTGTTTTAATTGGTTTTGAAATGTTTGTCTTAATTGGTTCTGAACAGAAGTCCATACGTCCGCGTATTCTTTGACTTTTTGAACAGAAATAACCGCAGCAATGGCCGCAGCCAATTTATTCATCGAGAATGCGGTTCGATCAGATGATTCTCCAACGCCAGTAACAGCATCATCCAAGTCTCTGGCGTTCCTTTCTGCGGCTTTTGATTCTAATCGAATGCGGATTACTTTTTCGGTCATTTCTGCTGCCTTTTCATTCGCTCAATAACCAGCCAAAGCCGGTAATCATCCGCAGATTTTAACACATATTCAGCCAAATCTAGATCGTAAATTATTGATTGCGCAGCTTCTTTAACTTCTGATCTTGTGAGTGATTCATCTGATTTTTTGTAGGCTCTTGCGCTAGAAAAAGCTCTTGCAAGTTGCGCTTGCGATTCTGTTAGGTTCGGCCTGACCTCATCAAAAAAATAATCGACATCATTAAGGTACATGGTTATTTCTCCCTTATCGCCATCTGCACCGTCACACTCTTCAAAATCCCACGCTATTTTTTTTTTAAGGCTTCCAAATCCTCTTCAGACATAAGGTGTAGGTATCCAGAAAACTGCCACGAAAAATCTTCAATTGCTCTATTTAAAGATAGGAAGTATTCTTTATTGAGAAATATTTCTCTGGCGGCCGACATTGAATATTCAATTTCCTCTCCCTCGCCATCGTCAGAATAAACACCAGTCCAGCCAGCAACGGTATATTCAGCTAGCATATTGGCGAGAATTACAGACTCTTGTTCTGGTTTTGGCTGAAGGTAAACGCCGTATAATCTTGCGACTATTTCACGGCGATTTTTCCAATATTCCTCAGTACCAGAACGGCGAACGATAAAGGTTCCAGCCTCAGTTTCAAAAGGAGCACCAGATGACTGAAGCTCCAATGATTCTCGATAAACACCTAAAGGCATAATTACACCCAGTTTCTGAAAATGATCATGGTAGCTGATGTTGTTGAATCCCCTTCAGCTGCATAGGTCATTTCGTGCGCTCTTGCCTCTGGGTTATCGTGCTCAGTAATTACTACCCGTGGTATAGAGATAAAAGTTTGCTCAGTGGATGAGTGCTGCAATAAAACACCGATAGCTTTACGGGTGCCAGCTTCATAGTAGGCTTTCCACAACAAAGGCTGATCTACACGCGCACGAACAGCAATGTCACCACCCAAGGTAGGAGAAGCACCACGGGCATAATATTTCTGACAGCCTGCAGCATCATCACCTTCGTAATTGTTTGCCCAGTTAACACCGAGAGATTTAACCTTGCAAGTCTGTGATAAGTAATCAACGTAGAAGCCCATCACGTTTTGAACAGCTGATAAAACTTGGTCGGTAGGCACTGATCCATAAGTCTGTCCTGAAATCGCAGCAACGCCAGAAACCTCTTGTTCACCAAGGAACCCAAAAGTGTTCTTGATGATGCCGGTCTCACCAATGGTCAAAGCGCCTGTATCGATCACATTATCGTAAGTGGTTTTGTGTGAGGTATTGCCAGCTGCTGATGTGTCATAAACCTTTTCTTGCAAGGTGTAATAACTGGTTGTGTCGGCGTTTTTAGTTTTGTTGCTTTTCAATGTAACACTGGCGCCAGCCGATTCTGTTGCCGCCGGAGCTGTATAGGTGACAACCTTGTTTGATGCCTCTTTGGACGCAACTATGTACATGGTGTTAAGCAATGGGTTGGAAAATCCAGTAACCCAAAATACATCGTTGACCGAAAGAGCGGCATAGGCAGTAGCAGAAACCGTTAAGCCATCGGCCAGGGCTGCGTAACTTGTTGCAGTATTTGAAAATACAGTTTCTGTTCCGTGGATGCAAGAAATCAAAAGGTCAACCGTTTGCTTCTGTGCTGATGATTCGACTTCAGCAGTGATTTCAGTTGTATCCTGAATGTTCTGCATTGCGTTTTGATCATTTGAGATTGTATCGTCCTGAGTGTAGCCGATAGCCTTTTTAATCCCACCAGATGAACGATTATAAGGTGTAAACGCAGGGCTAGCATTTATTGCTCCCTGGGTTGATTGCTTGGAATATCCAAGAACTTTGTCTGATTTGCGCGCTAAACGTGCCATATTCTAAACTCCTGATAGGGTAGAGTCATAAGATTGATATTCGTAGTTTACGACCACCTGAACCGCAAACCAGTTGCCATCTTCGCCGCGAGGAACTAACTCCACCCGAGTTATAACCACATCATCAGCGCTATAGCCATTATACCTGTTTTTAATTTCTTGGGCAGTGGTTAAAGCTGCCTTGATTCCTGTTTCCCTTGCATAAAATACATCGATAATCCAGCGCCCAACGATCAGCTCGCAAGCTCCAGTTGCATCTAAATCTTCGATTGCTGTAGTCTGCATTGTCACGCGCAGCCACTTGTCAGATGGTGTTGTAAATTTTGCATTAGGGAACTTTACTTTTTCCAAAGCAAAACCTGTTGGCAAGCCGGTGCGCAATCTTGCAGCCAGAACTTCGTAAACTACTGCAATGCTGTTATCACTACTCACCGGCGAACCTCTTGCTCAATAATTGCGTCAACATATCCAGATGGGGCTTGTTCAGACCAGCCTTCATTTAATCTTTCAATATGCGGTGCATTGTTTTGAATGTATAAATCCGTGTAAATCTTCGCGCGTTCAATAGCTGCACGCCCTTGTGCAATCGCGCTGGATGCATCACCGCCAAAATCCAAATGGGTAGAATCCGGCGACCCCTCCGAAACAATCCAGTTAATTCGCGCTTCACCGCTAGCCACTGGCGTTTCCATAATTACACGCCCATCAATTCTAAATGCCAAATTGTTTCGAGTCTTTCTAACCACATCATCAAGAACACCACGGATTGATATTGATTTAGCGTAACTCATAAAAACACCTGTACAAACAATCCTGCACTATAATTGCTGTGACCATCTGCGCATATTCCGAGTTATCGAAAACCATATCCATATGATTATACATGCGCAGTGTCAGAGTGATCATTTACGCCTCAGTTGCATTTGAATAGATGCCTCAGCAGGATCCAAATAAATATCAACTATCGTATAGTCAATACCACCATAAACCACATGGCTGTTATCAAGTCCAAAATGAAACAATGATTCTTCCCTGGTAATTTTCTGTCTTTCACCAATAACAACTAAATCACCAATCTGAATGTTTTGCCCCAAATTGCCTGACTTAATATTTTGCCGCTCGAATTGACTGGATTTGTTATCAATCGGAATCAGCGTAAAAACATCTGATGAGATTGTCGTCGCGGTTTGTGTAGCGTCATTCCATCCGGTAGTCTTTACGATGGTAGAAGCAACAGCAAAATCAGCGAATTCATCACCAATAAGCTCATCGGCCAAATCAATGAATTCTGCTCTGGTGGTTGTCATACTCTAACCACTCGCATTTGCCCACCTGAGAACAGATAAGGCTTTAGTAAATTGGTCAAATCCTTCGGCAGTACACGCGCATAAATTTGCGCCGTTCCTGATTCGTAAGTAACGGATTTAGACAATGGTCCTACTGCTTTTGATTCGCTAGTGACAGCACCGGACAAGCTTAGTGTGTTTTGGTCAACCAATAACAACCCCTGAAGCTGAAGCCAAGCCGCCTTTGCATTCGCCAACTTAATATCAGCGGGGAAGGTATCAGGATAGGTTGCGGTATCACTGAATGATCTTGGGAATTGCAACGCCTGAGTTGATACAAGCTTTTCACCGATAAAGGAATGTTGCCCATCAACCCAATCTTTAGCAGCAATAACCAAAGCTGCCTCCATACTTGCTTGATTATGACTGTGAGTAATTCCGCGCTCAGTCAAATAAGCATGCAAATAGTTGTAGTCACAGTAAGCCTGTGCATTTGATAAGCCTGTACCATCTTCTACGACTATTGCCATAATTCACCTATAAAAAGGCGGGATATTTCACCCGCCAAGAGCACTATCAACCCAGTAATTGAGCAACAAACTCAGGCTTCCAGACTTTACCGGCGTAAACGCAGGAAATATCAATCATGGATTTTTTGTAGCCTTTGTAGTAGCTAAGATCGAAAGATAAACCAGACCAAGGATCAACCACGATCATGTTATCAACAGCAGCATCACCACCATCAGGCAAAGCGAATGGGCGAATAGCCAATTCAACAGCTTGACGATGAAATGCAACGTTAGCTGTGGAGGTGTTGCCAACTGTCACAGCGTTGTTGTCTGGAATCGCTACGCGCAAGCCAGGGCGAGCAATAGTGAATGATCCACCAGACAAAGCAGTTTCGACCACGTACTTGTTGACAGTATCAGCGGCAAAGGTAACAACATCGCCAGCCAAAATAGTGCCAGATCCAGTGTCAACTGTGATTGTGGTCGTGCCAACTGCAAGAGCACCGTTAACCAAATAGCTTGCGCCGGTGCCTTTGGTTACAGCTACGGGCGCCTGCGACTCTTTCAGGCTCAAGCCTTGCAGATTCAACAGCTCACCTTGACGCAACAAAGTAGAAGACCC